AAAATATCTTGGGCTCATGAATTAATTATACACCTTATTAAAATATAAACCCAGACAGAGGCGGGTCCGTCTGGGTCTAATGCATTCTAAAAGAACGCAACTGCAAACCATAAGTTTGCATCTATGTAATAGTAAAATATTTTAATTTATAAGTCAATAGGTTTAATTGTAGCTTTTATTTTCTTTGAGGGCCTATATGAAACATGTGACTGACCACCTGGATTTTTTTTCTTTGTCTTTAAATCAAAGTTTGCAAATATATATAATAAAATTACTTTCATCTCTAACATGGCAAACATATCTCCTATGCATTTCCTAGATCCCATGCCAAATGGAAAGTATGATCCTCTTGGGAGATTAGTTTCAAAATCTTTAGTCCACCTTTCTGGCATAAACTTTTCTGGGTTTATATATATATTGGGGTTATTATGAATAGGGTAAGAACTTAAAACCACATTAGCTCCTTGTGGGAAAAAATGACCGTCAATTATAGAATCTTTTTTGCAAGATCTTGGCTGTATCCAAAGTGGAGGATGAATTCGTAAAGTTTCTTTAATTATAGATGAGCAAATTTTTGCGTTAGAGACTAATTCTATAAAATTATCATCATTTCTTTTTGAAAGTATTTCTTTGGCCTCTTCTTTAAGAAGATCAAGATATTTGGGATTATCATTTATGTTACATATTGCAAAAGACAAAGCGTTTGCAGTAGTTTCAAAACCAGCCAAAAGCATTGTTAGTATTTCATTATTTATGTCAGATAAAGATAAATTGCTTTCTGGATCTTGATATGATTTTATAAAAACATTTAATAGATCGTCTGACTCTATAGGGTTTTTAATTCTTTCATCAATAGTTTTTTGAACAAAATTATATAGTTCTATAGAAGATTCTCTAAATTGTTTAAATATCGGTAAATTGGTGTGATCAAATCTATGCAACAAAGGAGACACAGTTCTTTCGCCATTTGTTACACAGATATCCATATGTTTTTTAACAAAAGAAGTTTTTTCTTTAAAATCAATGCCAAACAAAGATTGGCAAACTATTTCAAGAGTTAAATGCACCATTTCAGTATGCACTTCTATTTTTTTATTTTTTTGCCAATCAATCATTTTGTTTTCAGATTTATCACACATAATGTCAAAATAGTTTTTTTGTATTTTTTTATAATTTAAACTGGGCTGGGCAATGTTTCTTCTTTGAGAATGGGTAGGCTCTTCTAGAGTTAGCATTCCCTCTCCCCCAAATTTTCTAATTCTATTCCAACCTCTACCTTTTGAAAAATTATCTTTTTGAGCGACAGATACCTGATACGCAGCTTCTGGAGAGAAGGCCGTAATGTAAATTTCTTTATTCACAAAGAAAGAAACAACTTCACCATGATCTTTTAATATTTTTAATAAATTTTTTGCTCTATTCCCTTGATTGATATGGTAATTAGCTTTTAATTTAATTATTTTTGGTATTTTTTCTAATAAATTTCTTTTCTTTAAAGTTTTTAAAGTCATTGGCTTTAAATAAAACATATTTTTTGGAAAATAAAAAAATGGCGGTATATTGATTGGATTTTTTTTAGACATCTTCATTGCTATCTACAGAAGTAAAAGAAGGAACGGGTCCAAGCAAAAAACCTTTTTCGTGATAATCAATCATTTTTTGAACTTCTTCTGGCTCAGCAACTGATTTTGATATTAGCACTAACAGGTCGTATATCCTGTGCAACATAATATAATTAACCATTGGAAGGTTATCTTCTAAGTTTTGAGAAGGCTCTTTTTCTTCATTCATTAGGTCTACCTATGTCTAGCCAAAATATTTCTCGACCCATAGAGTCTGTTTCTTTTATTTGACCACCGTCAGTCGGAACTTCTTGATTTAACAAGTTTTTCAATAGACTCATAACGGTTACTCCCAATTGTTGTTTTGTAACTGCAAGAAAGGCAGTATAAATATATTCTATCATTTAAATCTACATTAGGCATAAGAAAGCCTTGATCCATAGGACATTCAAGTCTAGGAACAAGGCCTTCTTCCGATAGGGCTATATATTTAGATACGATTTGTATCTTTTTCAATATGGCTCCTTATTGTTTAGGGAAATCTTTTACAATATCCTGGGCTTTGCCTGTCGAAGCAGACCATGATGACCAATCTTTACCGCCCTTAGTCATAAAATACGTTATCTCTGCGTTTGTTACTGGATCAAATAATTCCTTATTTGAAACTAAATTAAATTTTTCTAATCTGTCTACGCCAAGTTTCCCTAGCATATTGATTTGAAAAATTCCGTAAGATTTATCTCCAGTCGATTTGTTGTCGTTTAGAGCAAGCGGTCTTCCGTTTGATTCTACCCTTGCAACAGACCAAGCTGTTTTTAAACCAGCTCCTTCAAATCCAACAGCCCACAGCAAATCTTTTAAATCTTCTGGGGCAAGCATTTGAGAGTGCTTATAAGTTTCATTGCTGAACTTATCTAGTATTTCTCTTTTTAGTTGTTTTTCAGTTTTTTGTATTTCTACAGTTAAAGCTTGAGAAGCCGTAGGCCCTGGTTGGACGGAAAATAAAAATAGTACTACTACTCCTATTGCCATCCAGTTATGGACTACATCACTCAAACGTTCTTTAATTTTCTCCATTGGCATTCCTCCTTTAGAGATAACGAACTATAATAATACCATTAGAAACAAGAATAAGTCAATCTAGTCAACTAGTATTTTTTTGTGTAAAGTAATGATTTAGCGTTTATATATAACTATTTAAGTTATTAAACATTGTTTTGGTTGAGTAATAATAATTTTTTAAAAAACTTATAAACACTTCTTTTTATAAATAAAGTTTGATACACTTAGACCTCATCCAAAAATAATCAAACGCTAAGCGAAGAAAAAGGTATATATGTCAAAAATTATTGAAAACCCATATGAAAATTTTATTGCATTGTCTCGTTATGCAAGATGGATCTCAGAAGAAAACCGTCGTGAGACATGGGCAGAAACAGTAGATAGATATTTTGACTACATGATAAAGTATCTTAAAGACAACAATGGCTACGTCCCAGAACCAAATTTATTAAAAGAATTAAAAGAATCTGTTTACAATCGTGACGTAATGCCATCAATGAGATCTGTAATGACAGCAGGACCTGCTTTAGATAGAGATCATGTTGCAGGATACAATTGTTCTTTTATACCAGTAGATTCTCCACGATCATTTGACGAAACAATGTATATACTTATGTGTGGAACGGGAGTAGGATTTTCCGTTGAGTATAAATACATTAATAAGCTTCCAGCGATTCCAGAATCTTTTGAAAAGTCTACAACAGTAATTATTGTTGAAGATTCTAAGTCTGGTTGGGCAAAAGCGTTTCGTGAATTGCTTGCACTTCTTTGGTCTGGTCAAGTTCCTTCAATTGATGTAAGCAAACTTCGTCCCGCTGGCGCAAGACTTAAGACTATGGGTGGTAGGTCATCAGGACCACAGCCATTAGTTAACTTGTTTGATTTTACAATTGCAAAATTTAAATCTGCAGCAGGTAGATCATTTAAACCAATTGAGGCACATGACATTATGTGTAAGATTGGAGAAATTGTAGTAGTTGGTGGAGTTAGAAGGTCTGCATTAATTTCTCTTTCTAATATTAATGATATTGAAATGGCACAAGCAAAAACTGGTAATTGGTGGGAGCATAATGGACAACGTGCTCTTTCAAATAACTCTGTTGCGTATTCTCGTAAACCAGAGATGGAACAATTTATTGCAGAATGGAAATCCTTATATGATTCAAAATCAGGAGAACGAGGTATATACAATGTGGCCGCAGCTCAAGCCCAGGCAGCCAAGTATGGAAGAAGAGATCCAGATATACACTACGGAACTAACCCTTGTTCAGAAATTATTTTACGTCCTTATCAGTTTTGTAATCTTTCAGAAGTCGTACTACGTGAAAAAGATACAAAAAAAGATATTGAGCGTAAAGTAGAACTAGCAACAATTCTTGGAACATGGCAGTCTACTCTTACTAATTTTAAGTACCTTCGTAAAATTTGGAAAGATAACACAGAAGAGGAAAGATTACTAGGGGTATCTCTGACTGGACAATTTGGTCATCAGTTTATGTCTGGAAAAGAAGACTTAGTGTCTTTAGAAGCATTCTTAATGACTCTTAGAGAGAAAGCTAGAGAGACAAATAAAAAAGAGGCAGGAAATCTTGGAATTCCAGAGTCTGCTGCTATTACATGCGTAAAGCCCTCTGGAACAGTGTCTCAACTAGTTGGAGTATCTTCAGGAATGCATGCTTGGCATTCTCCGTATTACATTAGAACAGTTCGTGGCTCAAAAGGAGATCCAATATCTACATTTTTAAAAGAAGTTGGAATTCCAGTAGAGGATGACGTTATGAAGCCAAACGACACCTATGTATTTTCGTTTCCAATAAAAGCTCCAGATGGGGCTGTGGTTAGAAAAGATTTGACGGCAATTGAACACTTAAATATTTGGTTAGTTTACCAACGTGCATGGTGTGAGCATAAGCCATCTATCACAGTTTCAGTAAAAGAAGATGAATGGATGGAAGTAGGAGCTTGGGTATATAAAAACTTTGATGAAGTCTCTGGAATATCATTCTTGCCTATGTCCGATCACTCATACAAGCAGGCTCCATACCAAGAAGTTTCTAAATTAGAATATGAAGAACTAGTTTCAAAAATGCCTAAAGAAATTAGATGGGCGGACTTATATTTTTACGAAACAGAAGACGGAACATCTACAAATGCCACCCTTGCCTGTAGTTCAGATGGCAATTGCGAACTAGTAGACATTTCTTCATAAATATTGTAAAATAAACAACTTAACAAAGGAGTAGTATGAAAAAAGTTTTATCTATTCTAGTAGCCTGCGGTTTAGTTTTTGCAGGGTATTCAATTATTCAAAAAGAAAACAAGGAATGTATTAATGTTTTTGTAGACTATCCAGGAGACGCCGTGGATGCAACACATTGTGTTAATTCAGATTTTCAAGCAAACGCATTAGATGTTTTATTAAAAGCTGGATATAAAATAGAAGGCACAAGAAAGTATGGAGATGCAGTAGTTTGTAGAGTAAATGGTTTTCCAGATAAGTCTGTTGAAAGTTGTGAATCTATGCCTCCAGCAGAAGCATACTGGGCAGTTCTTGTAAAAAAGAAACAAGAAATTCCTTTTCCTAAAAATGAATGGGGATGGGCTCAAAAAGGAATAAATGAAACTTACCTAAAGCCAGGAGATCACCTTGGACTAGTGTTTGCAGATAACGGGGAGATTAAGTTCCCATCATGAAGTTAATGATTCGCCCAGTAAAAAGAAACATTTTGCCGAATACTAAACAAAAGTCTTACTCTGGGCCTATCATTCAGATCTTTTTAAATTTAACCGCTCTCTATATTGCAAATGAAATTACAGTAGATGTATGGAGATCCCTGACTGGGCACTAGGTAGGTTTGTCAATATTTATTTATGGTAGTATAATGTAATTGGGGTAAAACCCAAAATTCCTGGGCGCAATGCTCAGAAATAGGAGGATCTAAATGAAAAAAGATCTTAAACAGAATGGACTATTAGAAATGCAAGAAAAAATTCTAGCAGCACTAGCAAGTTATGGTCGCCACTTTTTAGGTGCGGCAATTGCCTTGTACATGACAGGGAACACAAACCCTAAAGACCTTTTGATGGGCGGAATCGCAGCTTGTGCACCCGTTATTTTGAAAGCCTTAAATCCAAATGAACTAGCTTTTGGATTTACCAAGAAATAAATCTTACTCGATTAGGATAGCTCCTGTGCTAAAATTGGCATAGGAGTTTTCCTATTTAGGAGTACTAGCAAATGGCAGGACAAAAAAATTGGGAAGTGGATCAAAACACAACCCACACGTTTGAAGCAATTTATCAAGATCAAGATGGAAATCCCATAGATCTAACTGGCGCTTCTGCAAAAATGCAAGTCCGTGATTTAAAAGGCGGAACTAAATTAGCTTTTACCCTAACATCGCCATCTGGCGGAATTGTAATAGACCCCACTAACGGTAAACTAACAATTAAGATGACACCAACACAAACAAGTAAGTTATTTTATCCAAAGTCATCATATGACATAATGGTTACAGATAGCAATTCAAATAAAATAAAACTACTTGAAGGCTTTATATCTCTTAGCAGATCGGTAACCATCTGATGGCAGAGCAAGTATTTATATCAGGAGTAAAAAATCAAGTAGTTGTTAATTCCCCAGGACCACAAGGACCTGCTGGAAGAACAATATTAAATGGCTCTGGAGCACCTTCAAACAATTTGGGTATGACTGGAGATTTCTATTATGATATTGTTACAACAAAATTCTATGGACCAAAACTTAATGATTTGTCTTGGAGCAATGCTCAACAGATAACATTAGTTCAGACTCCAGGAGAATTTGCTTTTTCTAGCTCTTGGTCTTTACAAAATCTTGTTTTATCAGCAGGAGTGTATTCTATAGAAATAACACACAATCTTGGATTTAGCCCAAACGTAACAGTAAAAGCTAGTTCAGGAGATATCTTAGAAACTGAAGTAGATTACAACAGTTTAAATAAAATAACGCTGAGAATGGCTCAACCATTTTCAGGGACAGCATATCTGTCATAAAGGAGAAACAAAATGGCAAGACAATTTGTAGTAAATCTTGATCTAAATAAAAATGAACTTTTAAATGCTAGAGTTCAAAATTTAGCAAGCGCACCATCGTCACCAGTATCAGGACAGATTTATTTTAATACATCAAATAATATTTTATACTTTTTTGATGGAACAAACTGGATCTCAACTTCTGGCTCATTAGAAGTAATTCAAGACGCAATTGGTCAATATGTAGTTGGAGGCCAATCACTAACTGCTACATACGACGATTCATCTGGAACTACAACAATAGACCTAGATAATACCGCTGTTACAGCTGGTACATACGGTTCAATTACCAAGGTACCAACATTTACTGTTGATCAGCAAGGAAGAATAACAGCAGCAAGCGATACCAATTTAGTCATCCCGCTAGATACTCAAACAACAGGAGATTATGTAGCAACTATCGTTGGAACAGCAAACGAAGTTACTGTTTCCCCAAATAGTGGACACACATCCGCAGTAACAATTGGATTGCCAGACAACGTAGAGATTACTGGAAATCTGCAAGTTGGCGGAAACCTAAATGTTATTGGAACTGTTAATTCTGTAAACACAACACAGATTAATATTGAAGATAACAAGGTAAAACTTAACAGTAATGCAACAGGAGCACCAACTGTAGATGCTGGAATCGTTGTAGAAAGAGGAAGTGCCCCAGACGCAGAAATTCTTTGGGACGAAACCGCAGATCAATGGAAACTTGGTAGCACTGGATCACCTTACCATGCAATTGCAAGAAAATACTCAGAAACAATTGGAGATGGATTATCAACTGTTTTTCAAGTATCTCATTTCTTAAATACAAGAGACATAGCAGTTACTGTTTATGACATATCAAGTAAAGAAGAAGTTATTGTAGATACAACACACTCAACTTTAGATATAGTTTCAATAGGATTTGCTGTAGCACCTACGGCTAGCCAATATAGAGTTGTCGTAGTAGGCTAAAATGTCTAAAAAGGTTAAATCTTTATTAAACATAGTTTCTCTTGCTTCCGACCCACAGGGAAGCATGGGAGACTTGTTTTTTAATTTAACTGACAGAGCCTTAAAGATACATGATGGAAATGGGTGGGTTTCTTTAACAAGAGATCTGTCTTTTTTGCCACACACACATGACTATGATGGTAACGTACATACAGTAGACATAAACGAATTAGATTTTGAAACAATAAATGAAAATTCAATAATTGAAGAACAAAACCCTGTTATAATTGGGTATGACGGCGGAGTCCCAGACTCGCAGCTAAACATAATAAATAATGCAGTAACAATGGATGGTGGCACAATTGGCAACTAGTTTCCCAACAAGCTTAGACACTTTAACAAACCCGACAAGCACGAGCAGTTTAGCAAGTCCTTCACACGCAGATCAACACATAAATGCCAATGATGCTATTGAAGCAATTGAAGCAAAAATTGGTATAAATGGCTCAACAGACGTAAACTCAATTCAGTACAAAGTAGCAGCGGTACAGACAACGCTTTCAAGCTTGTCCAATACCACTAACGAAACAGTTACTCTTTTAGGCCTTGAAGGAAACAACGATTTAACTGTAAGTGATATAGAAAACAAAACAACATTAGATACATTTTCAAAAACAGCTTTCAGGACAGTAAACTATCAGTTACAGCTTTCCAGAGGAAGTCTTTATGAAACATCAGACATTGTAGTTCTTAATGATGGAACTGACATAAACATCTCGCAGTCAAACATTATTTCTAACACAAATATTTCTCTTGCAAATGTTACATTTGAAGAAAATTCAGGTATAATAGGGTTATGCGTAACTCCAACGAGTACAGCAGTTACTGCAAGATATATTAGAACAGCAATAAAAATATAAGCAGTAAAAGGGGATAAAAAATGGCAACAGTAGTAAAAAACTTTAGAATCAAATCAGGTCTTGTAGTTGAAGGCGCAACAGGTACAATCAATGGCCAAAATATACTTACAGAAACAGGCGGAGATGCCTATATCCTTAACCTTGTTGGAGGAGCCACTCTTGTAAAATCCGTAGACGCAGGAACATTTGCAGTAGATGGTGCAGGAAATCTTACAGTAAAGGCTAACGTATTTGATGCTTATGGATCAGCTTCATCTGCTCAATCAGCAGCAATTTCTGCAGCAGCAGCAGATGCAACTACAAAGGCTAACGCAGCACAATCTGCAGCAACTACAGCAGCAGCAACAGACGCAACTACTAAGGCTAACGCCGCTCAAGCAGCAGCAGAAGCAACAGCAGCAGCGGCTCTTTCATCTGCAATATCAACAGAGGTTTCAAATCGTAATACAGCAATTTCAGGAGCAGTAAGTACATTAGTAGACGGCGCACCAGACCTTCTTAATACATTAAATGAACTTGCAGCAGCAATTAATGATGACGCTAATTACACAACAACTATTACAACAGCTCTAGGAACAAAAGCTCCTCTAGCATCACCAGCGTTGACTGGAACACCTACTGCGCCAACCGCAGCAGCAGATACAAATACTACTCAAATAGCTACAACAGCTTTTGCTAAAGCAGAAGCAGATGCCGCTCAATCAGCAGCAGAATCAACTGCAGCATCAGACGCTACAACTAAAGCTAACGCAGCTCAAGCAGCAGCAGAAGCAACTGCAGCAGCAGACGCTACAACTAAAGCTAACGCAGCTCAATCAGCAGCAGAAGCAACCGCAGCAGCAGCTAATACAGCACAGCAAAACGGAACTACAGCATTTACATCAATTAATTACAACTCTGTTGCCAAGCAAGTTGCAGCAACAACTGGAAATATTGTAACCGCTGCAGCAACAACTGCTATCTCATGGGCAGCAGAAGATTACAGAAGCGCTAAGCTTGTAGTTAAAGCAAAAAATGGTAGCCACACTCAGGTATCAGACCTAGTAGTTACACTTGATACTTCTAACAACGTAGCAGTTTCTGAATATGGAATTACATACTCAAACGGAACAGAGTTAGCTGCAGTAACTGCAGATTATTCTGGCTCAGATGTAAGAATTCGTGTAACCCCAGCAAACAATAACACTGAAGTTGTTGTAGTTGGAACATTAATTAAATAATTAAATAAAGGGCCAGGGGAGAGCCTGAAATCTCCCCAAAAAACAATTAGGGGATATGTGAACTTAAATGGCAACAACAGATAAAAACTTTAGAATAAAGAACGGACTCAATGTCGCAGGATCTGCCACATTCCAGTCTTCAGTCATATTAGGAACAACCCCTTTAAGATTCGATACAGCATCAAATAAATTACAAATTCAATTAGATAATGCTTGGGTTAACGTTGCACTTGCAACAGATATCCCAAATCTATCTGAAGAAATTTCATTTATGGACCTTGGTCTGGCAATCGATTATAATGGAGAACCTATATACACAGTTCAGGCCAACGGAGTAGATAATTCAGGCACAACTGGTGTAGCTAGTGGTGGAGATCCCTCTACCTCTTCATTTCAACTTGTTTTTGATTCAGGTTCAATAGCATAACAAAAAAAAATGATATAATATATCATAACTAAAGCAGTAAAAGGGGAATAAAATGTCAACAGTAAGAATTCAAATTCGCAGAGGTACTGCAGCACAATGGACTGCAGCAAATCCAACTCTAGCCGCAGGAGAAATGGGCGTAGAGTCAGATACTAGAAAAACTAAAATTGGAACAGGTTCTACTGCTTGGACAGCCCTAGCTTATGCAAACGTTGTTCCTTCAGACTTATCAAATACACTTAGTGACTATCTTGAGGTAGCCGATAGAGGCGTTGCCAACGGAGTTGCATCACTAGATGCACAAGGACAGGTGCCAATTAATCAATTAGGAAATGTAATTGACGCAGCCCCTGGAGTACTAGATACTCTTAACGAGTTAGCAGCAGCCATCAATGATGACGCAAATTTTGTAACTACAATTAACAGTAGCATTGCAACTAAATTAGCACTTTCTGGCGGAACAATGACTGGCGCTATTGCAATGGGTAATAGCAAAATCACAGGTCTTGCAACACCAACAGCCGATTATGATGCATCAACTAAGAAATATGTAGACGATATTCAAACACAGACAGTCGCAGGAATTTCAACACACGGTCAGGTTAGCACAAACGTTCACGGAGTAGCAGACATGGCAGCATTGGCAACAATGACATTTGTCAGCACTGAAATAACTTCACATAACAATGACACTACGAACGTACACGGAATTGGAAACACAGCATTACTTGCAACTCAAGAATATGCTACTAACGCAGTTGCGGGAGAAGCAACTGCCAGAGGTGCAGCAATTGCATCAGAAGCATCTGCTAGAACAGCAGCAATTACAGCTGCCGCTACCACAGCAGCAACAAATTTAGATACCCACACCGCAGATACAACAAGCGTACACGGTATTTCAGACACTTCATTACTTGCACTTAAGTCAGAGGTTGCTGCAGTAACAGCCGCATCTCTTGGATTAGGAAATGTTGATAACACATCAGATGCCAATAAGCCAGTATCAACAGCACAGGCAACAGCAATAGCTGCAGCACAAGCAGCAGCAATTGCAGACGCAACATCACAGGTTAATGCAGTAATTGCATCAGCACCAGGAGCACTAAATACTCTTGACGAACTAGCAGCAGCACTTGGAGACGATGAAAACTACGCAACATCAATTACAACAGCATTAGCTGGTAAAGTAGATTCATACACACCAATTGTACAAAAAACAGGATCATACACACTGACATCTCTTACTGAAAGAGACGATTTAATTGAAGTAAACTCAGCATCAGCTGCCGTAATTTCAATTCCAGAGGATGCAACAGTAAATTATCCAATAGGAACTTCTTTAGATATTCTTCAGACAGGTTCTGGAGAAGTATCAATTGCAGGAGTTAGCGGAACTGTTACAGTTAACGCAACACCAGGATTAAAGTTACGTACCCAGTGGTCATCTGCTACTATCTTTAAGAGAGCAGCAAATACTTGGGTCGTTTATGGAGATCTTAAAGCTTAATTTAAAATAATTAGAATATAAAGGGGATAAAAAAATGGCAAGAGGTAAAAAAGCAGGTAAAATATCACAGTCAGCAAATGACTTTTTGGAGCCAAAGGCACCAACGTCAGTAAGCGCAACAAACGTAGGTTCAGGTCGTGCATTCAATAATGGACGTGCTGATGTAACATTTTCTTTACCAGCAGACTCACCTGCAGCCACATCCTACACAGTAACATCCTCTCCAGGATCATACACTGCGTCAGGAGCATCATCTCCCCTATCTGTAACTGGTCTACAATCAGGTACAGCATACACATTTACAGTTATAGCAACAAATGCAGTTGGAAACTCGCCAGCATCTGCTGCGTCTAATAGCATTACTGCAACAACAGTTCCTGCTACAATTGGAACACCATCAGCAGCAAACAACGGAGCACAAAACAATCGGGCTTCTTGGTCAACACCAGCAGACGGTGGATCAGGAATTATTGATTATTATGTAGAAGATAATGGTGGAGGCGGAGACGCAAATAAGACTGTATCAGTTGGAACAAATTACGCAGATTTTACAAGCCAAGACAATAACTTTGTTTGGAACTTTAGAGTACGAGCTAGAAATGAAAATGGAAGTGGAGAATTTTCTCCTTATTCAGGAAGCATTACAACAACACCATTTAGCTTTGCACCGTTCGGCTTCACCCCGTTCGGCTTCACCCCGTTCGGCTTCACCCCGTTCGGCTTTACACCCTTCGGCTTCACACCAGGAAAATCAATTGGAGCAGATACATTAATTCATTCAAAGGTTCCTGAAGGTCTTGTGTTAGCTCACAACGTTTCTGCAGGAGATATTTTGTACTCAGCAGCAATTGATGATTTGCCAATGGACGGCGTAGGACTAGAAGAAATTATTGAATCTTGGTCATCTGCTGCACCACAAATTAATACTGATATAGAAACAACAGTGGTATCTATTTCAGCAAATATTGCAATGACTACCTATGTAATTAATGGAAATAAATATACAAATACTCACTGGGTATTAGCTAAAAGAGACGGAGTAGCAAGATTTATTTCAGCAAATGAAATTGTAGAAAGCGATTTAATCTACTCTCCAACATTTGCCGATTGGCAACCAATTATTGAGCTAAGAATTTCAGAAGGACCAGAGTTAGTTATTACTATTAACACAGAGCCTTATGACGTATTCTTTACAGACAATTCTTTGGTCCACGACTCAGTTAGACTAGATATAACATCTCCTAACGTAATTACCGAGCCAAATCAAAGCGTTTCTGAATCTCTAGAGGTGCTTTACCAGCAATGGAAAGACACTACAGCAGGAGATACCGACCCTACACCAGAGGCTTAGTAAATAAAAATGCTTAATTTAATTAAGCATATTTATAATATGGGATTTGTTGGCGCAAAATCAACAAAAGGTTTTATCTTTCCAATATTTAGAAAATATCCTAAATACATAAAAGGATCCTGGATTCAATGGACATTAATGCAAGACGTACATGGAAACAGAGGAATTGAATGCCTTTACCTTAATAATAAAAATCCATCTGGAACATTAATATTTTCTAATTTTATAAATAATGATTATCCTACTTCATGGATAGATATTTTAAACATACAAGACAATAAAGAAAAAAATTGTAAAGATGCTGTAGTAAACAGAGTTTATTGTCAGCCTTACTATAGAAGAAAAAAAATAAATATTTCATTAGCCATATTAGGATATACTGTTTGGTGGGCAAAATATAATGTTAGAGTTAGGCAAGGTCTTTCTGCAAGCAAAGCTGCTTCTAATATGCAAAAACAATCAGCTAAATTAATTTTGGCATTAAAATTTAAAAGATCTAAAAATAAAAAAAATGAAAATATAGTTTTGGGAGAATCGAAAGAAATTATTCTAGAGCAAGATCTAGAGCATTTTAAAGATCCTATTTTGCCAGCAACTTGGCATTCTCTTAGACCTTACGAAAAAACACCAAATGAAATTTTAGAGAAATAAAAATTATGATAACAAAATTAGAAAACATTAGAAACGAATTCTTATATAAACAATATAAAGATATGGTTGACTCCATGTATGAAGAGATAGGATCTGCAAAATGGGGAGTCAGAACAAAAATTAAAACAAAAAAAATTTCTTTGATTGATTATAGAACTTTTAACTTTTTTGGAATGTACCATAAAGAGATATATAAATTATACCTAGAGATATCTAAAGTTGTCAAAGAACAGTGTCAAATAAATAACATAAATTTTGAAAAAAATTATTATTATTTATTAGGAAATATATTAGATCAATCTGTTAGTGAGTTTCTGGTTACAACCCCAGACAGAACAAGATTAAATTTTTCTGGGGTATATGTAATTAAAAGTAATGGAAATAAAATGATAATTAATGAAAAAGAAGTAGATACCTTAGAGGGTACCTTGATTATGTTTAATAAAGGAGATATAATAGATTTTTGTGATACAATAAATAAAGACAGCATGTTTTTGTATTTTTCTGTAGCTACACTACAAAATTTACACAGACAGTACTATCAGAAATGGATACCGTTAGCTTAATGAAAATTGAATTTCTTCCAAAATATAGAGGTCTTGAGAAGATATTTCCACAGCCTCAATCAGTATCCTCATTGCTTCCAGAATGGTGGAAAAAACAAAAAAGCTATTTAAATGACGATACATCCGTTCACGGCGGTAACATGTTATTAACAGTAAAAAAATGTCAAGCAGTTTTTGACTCTATGACTTTTGGATACTATTTGCTTTGTCCCATGGATCTAAGCATAGATGCCACTGGAGACACATTAACAATTGATATTCCAAACGATACAAGAGAGTTCCAGAAATTTTTATTAGCCCACCATTTATCTGAACAAATTCAGGAGTATCCTATACCTAATAATTTTCACAAACAGGTTATAAGAATACATCCAATGTGGGTTGTCAGAACAGAGGCTGGGTACAGTTGCTTGTTTGTAAACCCAATGCACGGATCAAAGAGCCCCTTACAAGCCATACCAGGGCTAATAGACACCGATAAGTATGTTTCCGACGGCTACTTGTCCTTTTTTGTAGAAAAGGGATTTAAAGGAGTAATTGAACAAGGCACTCCAATTGTTCAAGTTATTCCTTTTAAGAGAGACGACTGGGAAAGCTCTCTTAATAAAGAAAAAGATTCTGATACACAAATAAGAGCCCAACAGCTTTCAGTTAGATCAGTTTTTAGAAATGGTTATAGGAAAAAAATGTGGTCGAAAAAAATATTTCGATAAATAAAAGTTTTCCCATATTAAGGGCACCCTTTGAATCTAACTCTTGGCTAGAAATGTCTTCAATGAGCTTTAAAGATATTTTAAAAGAGTGTAACGTTTTTTATGATTGGGCAACCTGGGAACAAGTTTTAAAAAAATATAAAGACAATGTATTAAAACCAATAAACCTATATGTAGATAATTTTGGAATTAAGCCAGAAGTAGAAGTAGTTTCTAAAAATGAAATTAATTTAATATACAAGAACTACTCAGATATTTTATGGCAAGGACACCCCACAAGTAATAAACAAATATCAAGTATATTCTATGCATCCGAAAAAGCTATGGTCAGGCAGTTTTATCCATCGTTTTTGTCTATTGAAAGCTTTAAGGAATTGTTAGACCAAAATGATTTTAAGCAGGCCTCTGATAGAGTTTTTAAAATATATGTTCCCTGGATTATTGATTGTTATGCAGAATACAGCATAAAAAATATTCAAAAAGACCCAGTAATCTGTGTTATAGAGAGCCGTGGAGTCTTTGAAAAAACCAATAATAATGATATAATAAAGGAACCAACTTTTATAGATTTTTGTTTTTTATCTAATGAAAAACAAATAAGGTTAATAGAGAGAAATACTCCACTATTTTATATTTCTATAAAAGCTACAGAAAAGGTTATTCAAAAAATTATTAATGAGCAATAACAATTTAATAATCAAATTTACCCCAGCAGAGGTTAATCTTAATTTTGAGCCAAAAGACTATGCGCCACCATCTCCTGCAATAAATAAATTGCCAGAATGGTATAGAAAGCTTTCTAGGTTTCAAACATCTAATGATTTATCAAAGTTGTTTCCAGTAAATGATAGAGGCACTGATGGTAGTGCTGGTTCTACTAAATTGTGTATGCCATTTCTTGATTCCCTATCGGCAGGTTACATGTTTTGCTTAGAAGATGATATTGAAGTAACTTTAGATAAAAGCGGGTTTCCTTCTATTAAAAATACAAATAGTTTTATGTTAGTTGATAAAAGAAATATGGTTGAGGTTGCAGTTCCACACGAACACCACCCTATGCATTATGGATGGAAGATCCCTTGGCATTGCGAAACTCCACCAGGGTATTCTATTTTAATTACACACCCACACAATAGGCACGACCTACCCTTTACTACTCTTTCTGGAATCATAGACTCTGACGATTGGAATGCACCAGTGTTTACAGCATTTTTTCTAAAAAGAAATTTTATGGGAACTATTAAAAAAGGAACTCCTATATTCCAAGTTTTTCCATTCAAAAGAGAAAACTGGGAAATGTCATTAGATTATTCTAAAGAAGATATTGTGCAAAAAAAGATTAAAGAAGAAAAAAGAAGAATATCAATATATTCATACTATAAAGACTTTGTATGGAAAAGAAAAACCTACACAAGGAAAGAGGAATAAATGGAGTATCTATTGTCTGGAAAAAATAAACCTAGTGGAAAACCCCACAAGTTTTTTGAAAGAATTTTGGACAACGACTTAAAAGAGTTGTCTTTGTTTTTACAAGATCAATATTCTAAAATTGAAAATTTAAGCATGAAAGGAATTACCGAGGTGGGCAAATCGGATTACTGGAAAGAATCTGGTAGCGTATCTACAATAAAATGGAGAGACTATAATGTTTTTCAATTCTATCACCCAGGGATATATAATTTGTATAAACATCTGTCCAGCGTAATTAAAGAAGCTTGCTCTTATTATGAAATTGATTTTGATAAACAAAAATATATGGTTCAGGGATGGTTTAATATAAATTATGCAGAAGTTGGAAAACTAGATTGGCACGATCACGGAGGTCCCTATGCTCCATATTTCCACGGATTCTACTGTGTAAAAGCAGAACCATCAATTACTTATTATAAAGTTTTTGAAAAAGAAACTGAAAATCATAATATAGACAACAGGATGATTGTTTCAGAAATGGGTCACCCGCATGCTATGGGTAATTGGGACTGGGAAGGTCCTAGAATTACAATTGCCTACGACATAATGCCACTAAATTCTATTATTGAAGCAAAAGCAAGTCCTCAACATTGGATTCCGCTATTATGAAAGAAAAAAAAGATCAAAGATTTTTTGAAAGAACTTTAGATAACAATTTAGAAAATCTTTATAGTTTTTTGTTAGAAAAAAATAATGAATTAGTTGAACAGGCAAGCAAAGAAATGGGAGAAGGTTTAGACAAAGCCCTAGCTCAAGATCCAGGAATTCTGGATGCTATTGCTACAAAAAATAGTGACAAGTATAATCTTTGGACATTCGACAACCCAGAAATAAAAAAGTTAAAAGAGGCTATTGCCGACATGACAAAAGAAGCTTGTGAGTACTATGAGTATAAAGATAGTTCGTCAAAATTTATTACTCATGCTTGGTTTAATTTAGATAAAAAAATAGAGGATCTTCGTCAGTCTGTAGACCCAAGAAAAGAAAGTTCGTTTTTTCACGACCACATGGACGGATCAGGATTTCCGCAGCTACATGGATTCTATTGCGTAAAAGCAGAGCCTTCAAGTACTTATTATAAAATTAACAATAAAGATATCTTTGAAAATGTTAATAAAAACAACAGGGCTATTTTATCGGAAACTGGTAACCCCCACGGTAGAGGTAACTGGTACGAGGATGAACCAAGAATGACGATAGCCTATGATGTTATTGTGGTTCCAAATGGACCAATGAGCGAAGATAGTATTTTTACGGATCTGTTTGAATGAAAGACATTGGCATAGTTTTGTATTCTTTTCAGAACAAAGATTTAGTTGATTTGGTTGAAAAAAATATAGAAAACTCCAGTGGTTTAAACAATTTATTTTTTTATATAATTGATCAAAATAATATTGATAGAAAAAAAATCTTAAAATCTAAATATCCAAATGTAAAAATTTATTATAAATATGTAAAATGGGATAGCATTAAAAGCCCAATTTTGCATAAACAAGAAGGGTATAGGCTTTTTAAAAAAGAATACTTTTTGTTAATCGGAGACGGGGTAAGTCTAAATAAAAATTGGGATGAGGATCTTATTAAAAAAATAGAATTTCTTAGCTTAGAAGGAGAATGTGTCCTGTCTGGAAACCATGAGATAGTCCCATATTTAGAAAATCCGTTTATTATTTCATATAAAAAAGAGCCTATTTTTCAAGAAACTTTAACAAAATATATAGACAAAGATTTTATTTTTACAAAGTCTAAATCTTTTTTATATAACAAATTGCCAGGTTATTTAAAGTACCATGGAGAAAAAGAGCACCTATCAATATATTTTAATTTAATAAAAATTTTTGCCCTTCCAACAAAATTTTTTAAAAATGAAACAGTTGAGCTAGATAAAATTGAATATTTGCCTTTTTCTATATATCACGGGTATAATGAGTTTGTGAGCAAATGGAGTTCAAGCCTTAAGCAGTTGTTTGGATTTGAAGTATTAAGACTACCATTTTCTACAGATGATGTTTTGTATGACCCTTCTGGGTCCTTGACGGACAAAGTCGGTGGAGAGAGATATTTAAACTTTAAAGGAGTAATAAATTGAGTAGCATGATAAAAATTGTAGAAGACTTTATATCAGAACAAGATGCGTTTGCTCTAATAGAAGAAATGCAATCTCCGTCTAAAATAAATCTATACCCAGAATACTATAAAGACAGAAATGGTGGCACTGCTTTTCCATATAACAACAGGGTGATGGACATATTAAAAAAATATTCAGTAAGAGCAAATCACATTCAAAAAGAATTTTTTAATTTAAAAGACAAAGTAATTGTTACCAAGGCTTTTGGATCGTGGTGGCAGCCAGGACAAAGTGGAAATCCTCACATAGATGCAATTGAAAAAGAGCCTTTTATAGAATATAGCACCGTCATTTATTTAAATGACGACTACGAAGGCGGAGAGATCTATTTCCCAAAACAAAATTTTGAACATAGGCCCAAGTCCTTGTCAGCTATTTTTTTTCCAGGAAACAAATATGAATACTTACATGGAGTAAAAGAAATAACTAAAGGAAATAGATTTACCGCACTTTATATGCAATCTACAAAAGTAGATTTCGCTGACCCAGACTTTGAGGTATTGTAATGAATAGAGAAATTCTCTCACTTGGAATGGCTTATTATAAAAATATAATACCAGATCCAGCATCTTTAATTAAAAAAATTGAAAACTTAGAAATAAAAAGAAGCGAGACTAATGGGTATGAGTCCTTGTATGTTAGAGGGTGGCAGCCATGGGACTACGACCATGGTGGAAAAGAAAAAACTGTTTTTTGCTGGCAAAAGTTTATACCAAAATCTGAAGATATTCCAAAAGATGATTTATTTTATAACGAGCAAAAAGAAATATCAGATGTATTATTTGGAGCACTAGAAAAAGGATTACAAGATTATTTTTCTATTTATCCATACTCTCAAAAAAATATTAAATCAAGAGAAAAAACAATGCATCTTTTAAAGTATAAAGAGTCAGGATTCTTGCCAGCACACTCAGACCACGGAATTAGCAGCAGAGTTTTATCGGCATTACTTTATTTAAACGACGATTACGAAGGAGGAAATATTAAATTTGAACACGCAGGGGTAACCTTAAAGCCAGAAGCGGGAAGCTTATTGTTTTTCCCTTCTAATTATATATATGTACACGAAGTTTCGGCAGTAACTTCTGGAATTAGATACGCTCTTCCAAACTGGTACCATAATAGGTCTAAGGCCTACTATTCGGATGGCACAGAATGACAGTTTTAGTAGTTGGAGCAGTCAGGGGAATAGGAAACGAAGTTGCTAAAAGACTAGTGTCTTTAGGGCATGAGGTTATTGGAGTTGGAAGACACATTAGGAATTCCGACAGTAACGATACATTTGAGTATATTCAAACAGACATTGTTGATAAAGAAAAGCTAGAAGATTTATTTAACACTATAAAATCAAGGAATGTTGTTATTTCTGGAATTGTAAATTGTGCTGGAGCATACTGGCCATCGCCTGCTTATGGAGAAATTTTTCCACAAGTAGAGCAAATGATGAATGTTAACATTTTAGGTCCTTACAATGTTATATCTAAATTCCTTGCTCTTGTGGACCCAAATAAGCATACACCAATAATTAATATATCAAGCTTGGCAGCACATAGCTTAAACTCAGAATCTATGTATTCAGCATCTAAAGCAGCATTGGAAACTTATACTAGGTCTTTAGCTAAACAGGTTTGCGGCAGTAAAGTTAGGCCAAACTGTATCGCCCCAGGACCGATAAGAACTAGATTTACAAAATTCATGCCAGAAGTTTATTTTCAAACTTTATTGCTAGGTCAAATTGTTCCTCAACAATATACAGTAACTGATATAGCAAATCTAGTAGAGCTACTTTTTGATGAGAAGTCTTCCAGTTTGTCTGGCCAGGTCTTTCACGTAGGCGGATATTAAAAGTCCTTGATGGTACAATTTAATCATGTCGTATAATCTTAGAGTTTTATCAGACAACCCGCTGGCTTTTTGGCCAAGCGGAACAGATGATATTTCTGGATTCGACAATCAGGTATCAATAGTCGGATCGGTAGATAACACAAATTTACCACTAGTTATTGGTGCAGAAAACTCTTCAAAACTTTCTGGTACCGCCGCTATTACCTACATAGATATAGATGGTATTGCAACTAAAAATTTTTCCGATGATCAATTTTCTATAGAATGCTGGGTTAGGGTAAATACTACCTCTTCTTTAGAAATACCAATTGTAGGAGACTCTTCTAATGATATAGGAATATTTTACAAAAAAGGAAACATAGTATTTTCAATAGGAACAGAATCTATAGAGTACACCGTTCCTTTTTTAAAAAAATCCTTACATATAGTCGGGGTATACAGTAAAAATAAAATTATACTGTATATAGATGGAAAGATAGAAGCAGAAAAAGATCTGTCTAACTTTTCTTTTTTAAATGAATCTATTTTAATAAAGTCGGGACCAGTAAACAATAGTTTAGACTATATGCTTTTAAATTGTGTATCCTTTTACAGAAGTTCTTTAACTAAAGATCAAATTTTATCTCATTATTTAGAAAATAAATCTTTAAGCCCTACTCAAATAGTTTACCCAGATCAAGGTAATTTTTTTGAACTTACAGATAAATCAATTTCAGCAAAGTATTCCTATTCCTATCCAGCCAATAAATCATGGCAGTATTTTATTAACGATAATAATTTATATTATAACTCTCAAAAAGAATTTATTGGTGTTGTAAAGGGAAACGGAGATTCACAATCTATTGTTATTGAGGATTTTATTACAATTCCAAGCGGACCAGAGATGAACTCTTCAAGAATTGAATGGGACGGGGATAACGGAGTTTCTGTTTCAGTAAGTGTCGATGGTCAAAACTATCAATCTTGCGTTAATGGACAACCGATACCTCAGTATTCATTAAGCTCTTTTAGTCAAACAAGAAATTTATATATTAGGGTTTATTTTACAACATCAGACGATAGCGTATACCTGCCATCTTTAAAATTTTTATCAATAAGCTTTTATAACAATCAAAAAATTTACTCAAAAAATTCTTCTAATTATATAGCCAGCCAGCAAGACATCCCTGTAAGCAATAACAAATATGAAATACTTTCTACAGATAACAGAAACGGCATCAGCTTAAAAAATCTTTCATCGTTTTATATAAATACGACAACCCCAACAAAATCGATAGAGTTTTTTTATACCCCGTATTCTATTCAAAATGGAGGGTTGGTTACATCTGTTGCTACAGGCGGGTACAGTGAAAGTAGCCTTACTTGGTCAAGCAATACAATATCTAAAAGCAATATATCCAAGATATACGTTAATGGGGTAGATAAAACAAGCCAGACTAATATAAATAATTTGTTTTTAAAAGATTCTCTTCACCACGTTGTTATTGTTTTTGAAAATAGCATATATGGAGAAATTTCTATTAATAAATCTAGCGTTTTGGGAGGGCAAAGCCTATATCAGAATTTGGCTATTTATGAATCAGCCCTGAGTGCCGAAAAAGTTCAGGATCATTTTAATAAATATGTGTCTTCCCAAGGTACAATTATTGAAGATCAGCTAGGTAAAATGTCAGAGCTGTCGGTTGATTATTTTAATTCTGACTGGATAGTGGTACAAAATATTTAAATATCTTTAGGATATGGCAAAAATCTGGACTTTATTTTGAAATAATGGTAAACTTAGGGAACAATGGATATAAAAAACTTTAAGCAAACGTCTGTAGAAGAAACAACTCTAGGGATATACGTCTGGGAGATGCCTGACGGAAGATGGGTTGGAGACGATGATGGCAACTATCTTTCAATTACCTCATTAAAAGGAAATAGATCAAGAATTGATGCTCTTGCAAGAGAAGCCAGATCTTATGGAATTTATGAAGGCAGCCCTTTATTTTTATCAAATAGAAGGAAGATAGATGACGAAGAATTTGAGCATCAAAAACAAAGATTAGAGTGGGGATTAGTCCCAGATGCTTTAGACGTTGGAAACTATAAAGATGAAATGAAAGCGTTAAGACAAGGAAAATCCAAATGATAGAATTTCTAAACGAAGACAATAGTTTTGTTCAAAACATAGATATTTCAGACTCGTCAGACTTTTCTAGATTTCATAACAAAGCCCCTGTTCTAGACAGCGACCCATTCAATATAACAGAATCAGAATTAAAGAAAGTTCAGGGTTTGGGCAATAACTTTCGTAGAAAAATGTCTAGAGAGTTATCAAAAAGATTTGTTGGTCAAGACGGCACAGCCACACAACAGAACCTCATGCAGCAAGCAGTTACTGGTTACGCAATGTTTGACTTGGTTGAGCCAACATATAACATGGAATATCTTTCTAAAATTTATGAAATTTCACCATACAACTATGCAGCAATTAACGCAAAGGTTGCCAACATTGTTGGACTTGGGTATACTTTTGTTGAAACAAAAAAAGCAAATGATGCTCTAGATAATATTGAAGATCAAAAGCAATTAGATCGAGCTCGAAAGAAGTTAAATAAACTTAGACAAGATTTAGATACTTGGCTAGAAGAAACCAACGAAGAAGAGACTTTCACAGAAACACTAATAAAAGCCTATATTGACCTAGAGGCAACTGGAAATGGATTTCTTGAAATAGGAAGAACGGTTGCAGGTAACATTGGATACATAGGACATATACCAGCAAAGACCATGCGTGTTCGTAGACTAAGGGATGGATTCATTCAGCTTCTTTATGGAAAAGCAGTGTTCTTTAGAAACTTTGCAGATTTAGAAACACCAAATCCTATTGCAGATGGATCAGATAGACCAAATGAAATTATTCATTTAAAGAAATACACACCAATGAACAATTATTATGGATTGCCAGATATTGTTTCTGCACAAAACGCAACTGCAGGAAATGAATTTGCTGGTAAGTATAATTTAGACTATTTTGAAAACAAAGCCGTACCTAGATATATTATTACCGTTAAGGGAGCCAAGCTCTCTCCAGAGTCAGAGCGTAAACTTTTAGAATTTTTCCAAGTTGGATTAAAAGGAAAAAATCATAGGTCCTTGTATGTCCCACTTCCAGCAGATAGCCCAGATTCAAAAGTTGAATTTAAAATGGAGCCAATTGAAGCTGGAACCCAGGAATCATCATTTAACGTGTATCGTAAATCCAACAGAGACGAAATTCTTTTAGCCCACAGAGTTCCAATAAATAAAATAGGAGTTCCAGAAGGAATTAGTTTAGCCTCTGCAAGAGACGCAGATAAAATGTTTAAGGAGCAGGTGTGTAGACCAGCACAAGACATTTTAGAGAAAAAATTAAATAGAATTATATTAGAAAAAACAGATGCGGTAATGCTAAAGTTTAATGAATTAACTTTAACAGACGAAGACACCCAGTCTAAAATTGATGAAAGATATTTAAGAATGCAGGTAATTACCCCTAACGAAGTTAGAATTAGGAAGGGAATGATTCCTCGAGATGGCGGGGATCAGGTTGTAGATTTAAAAGCTCAGGAGAAATCTGAGCAAACCGCACAAGCCCTAAATTCTAGAAAAAGAACTCAGGAAAGATCTGCCAATTCACCAGATAATTCTGGGGAGGGCAGAAATGAAAAAGGTGGGGGAAGAGTCACCGAATAATTATTAGGCAACCAGTATTTGCCTTATATACAATACCGTTATAAAATTAGGCATATGAATATTGAAAAATCTTATTGGTCCAGCAATGGAGATAATATTAGCCTATCGGTCCCTTTTACAAAGGTTGATCGAGAGAAAAGAACCGTCTCTGGTTTTGCTACTTTAGACAACGTAGATCAAACAGGAGATGTAGTTACAGCAGAAGCAAGCATGAGAGCTTTTGAAAGATTCCGTGGCAACATTAGAGAGATGCATGGTCCTAACGCTGTAGGCAAAATGGTTTCTTTTAAACCAGAAACATTTTATGATCCAAAGTCAAATGATTTTTATAGTGGAGTATATGTAGATGCATACATTTCAAAAGGCGCACAAGATACATGGGAAAAAATTCTAGACGGAACACTTGCAGGATTTTCAATTGGTGGAAAGATTAAAGAGTCTGACAATCAAGTAAACAAAGCAACTGGGCAAACAGTTAGATTTATTAAAGAGTATGCTTTGATGGAGCTGTCAGTAGTAGATTCTCCAGCAAACGAATTATGTAATATTCTATCTATTGAAAAAATGAATGGACAATTAATTTTTAAAGGAATTTCTACAAACTTAAAAACAGAAAATATTTTTTATTGTGAAGACAGCGACTCTGTATTTATGTCAACAGACGCTGAATTCAATTCCCCAATAACTGGCAAGCAAGCAAGTTTAATTGGTTGGGTAGAAACTGATGATATAAACAAAGCAAAAGAAATAGAAAAGATTCTTGCTTCATTTAAGAAGTCAAGATTAACGTTGCCTGAAACACAAACAATCGCAAAACAGGCAAACGCACAAGGAGGTAATGAAGTGTCAGAAAACACAGAAACCGCAGTGGTTGAAGAAACCGCAGCAGTAGAAGTAGAAGTTGTTGCAGAAGCAACAATTGAAAAAGCTATTACAGAAGACGTATTAGTAGATGCTTCTGCCGAAATCGTTGAAAAAGCAACAGACATCTCTGATGAGATTGTTGTTGAAAAACCTGATTTTGCAAAAATGTTAGGTGATTTAAAAGGCTTTTTCTCAGAAACTCTAAACAAAGCTTCAGAAGAAAACGCAGCACAAGTTACAACTATTAAAAATGCAGTTGAAATTTTAAGCAAAAGCGTAGAAAGCAAAATTACAGAGTTGGCAGAACAACACTCAGAGCTCAGCAAAACTGTTGAGAACATCAGAAACACGATTGATGGAGTAGAAAAGCGTGTCGATGCAGTAGAATCAGAGACTGCAATTAAGAAGTCCTCAGACCTTGGCGGGTCTAGGGAAGTCAAAGTCCAAAAATCAAAATGGAACGGTTCTTTCCTCGGTTCCGTAAACGAACTAATAAAGTAAGAAATAAGGAGAAATAAAATAATGAGCAATGAAACATTAGAAAAGGCAATCGCAGCTGGTACAACAGCAACAGGTACTTTTGCGTCCACAACTGGTGGTACAGGTACACACGCTGGTTCCGAAAACGGAAACGGTGGTCTACTTAACCCAGAGCAGTCAGCTCGCTTCTTAGACTATATGTTCGATGCAACCGTAATTGGAAAAGTCGCACGTACCGTTCGAATGAGAGCAGACACTGCAGAAATTGACCGCATGTCAGTAGGCGAAAAGCTTATGAAACTTGCAACAGAAGGAGATAACACTGCAGAAAACGCAGCAGTTACTTTCTCAAAGATTTCTTTGACAACAAAGAAATTGCGTCTAGACTGGGAGCTTTCAACTGAGTCTCTAGAAGACAACATTGAGGGTGCAGATCTAGAAGATCATATTGCACGATTGATGGCAACACAAGCAGGAAACGACATTGAGGATGTAATCCTTAATGGTGTCGGCAGCGGATCAGATCCTCTGTACAAGGCATTCCAAGGAGTTGTAGCTAAAGCTAAGGCCAATGGTCGAGTTGTAGCTGGAGCTGGAGCTGGAGTTTCTCGTGAGCTATTTAACAAGGCATTAAAAGCAATGCCACGTAAATACATGCAACGTCGTGGAGACCTTCGCTTCTTGGCAGGTTCAAACCTAATCCAAGATTTCCTATATGCTAACAGCATTGGAACAAACAACACAATCCCACAAGATATCGCATCAAGCGTTATCCGTGGTGCAACACCAGGACTTGGTGGAGCAGCAGGATATGTAGCACCTTTCGCATTTGGTATTCCAATTGTTGAGGTACCACTTCTTCCTGAGACACAAACAGGTTCATATGCAAGCCCATCAGGTTCACACGGAGATATCCACTTGACATTCCCAAATAACGTAGTTATTGGTATCAAGCGTGATGTAACTGTTTACCGATTCTTCTGGCCTCGTAAGGACTCCATTGAGTACACAATGTATACTCGAGTTGGCGTTCAAATCGAACAACCAGATGCTTGGGTAGTTGTAAAAGATGTTAAGGTTGCTTCTTAATTAAGAAATAATCTATTTATCTAAAGAAAAGCCTCCAATTTAATTTGGGGGCTTTTCATTTGAATTTACTAGTGATATAATTAAACGACCTAACCAAAAGGAGAACATATGTCATTCGAGACATTGAAATTATCTGAATTAAAGCAGGCAGCCGAAGACTTCGGCGTAGACGCAAGTGATTTAAAAGGAAAAGCCGACATTATTGCGGCGCTAACAGAAGACGGGGTAACCTGGGAAGTGTATAGTAAAGCAATTAAAGATGTTGAAGAAGCTAAAGAAGAAATTGAAGTATTACCAAGATTTGATTTAAATCAGGAAATAGATCCAAATTCTTTGTTAGTTAAGATGGAAAGAGACAATTACAGATACGATGCTTTAGGATTTACTTTTACAAAAGAACATCCATTCGTTGCAATGTCTGCAGAAGCTGCTCAAGAAATTTTTGATAAGGAGGAAGGTTTTAGATTAGCTACCCCAAGGGAAGTTCAAGACTTCTACAGTTAATTTAACCTTTTAAAATGGCAGAGATTTATGTAAATAGTAGGACTCCAATAAAAAGCAAAATATATTGGGAGTCTGAACTTGTCAGTCCAGACACAGTTACAGTAAAAGTTTACGATGTTACAGAGGATCCTTCTATAGTCCCTGCCATTTCCCCAACTACAATCTTAACAACACTTACGGCCACTAGCGTAGAAACAGATTCTGGATCGTATCAAGTCATATTGCCTTTTAACTATACGGAAAGAAATAGAAGTTTCAAGCTAGTTTGGTCGTATTCAATTTCTGGAACAGAGGGATACCATGCATCATATGTTGATGTAGTCACTCCTTACATAAACATTAATGAACATTTGCAAGATCTAAATTTCGGATCAGACCCTAGCGATCCAAATTATAAAAATTATCAAGAGATTCAATCTGCAGAGAGATATGCTAGAAAAATTATAGAAGGACATACAGGTCAAGAGTTTTATTTATACCAAGACGTAGAAGTAGTATACGGATCAGACTCAGACGTATTAGTATTACCTTATAAAATAAATAAACTAAATAAACTGTATTCTAACGATATCCTTTTAATTGACAATCAATCTGTTCCTGCTGTTAACAACTGGATATTTAATCCAATTATTTCAGAAACTGGTTTTGGAATTAGAATAAATAAAACTAATTCAATAGACAATGCAGTTTATACTGCAAATGGATTTGTGCCACCTAGCGTTAATGATAGCGAAGGTTCTTTATTTGGAAAAAATATTAGATACACAATTCATGGTGAATTTGGATGGGATAGGGTTCCAACAGAAGTTAGCCAAGCTTGTATTGAGTTAATGAAAGATTACTTTTCTAAAGATTCTGTCTGGAGAAACAAATACGCAAAAAATGTTCAAGCATTTGATTGGAAATTTGAATATAGCTCTAGCGCATATGCTGGAACTGGAAATGCCTACGCAGACCAGTTACTAAGCTCATATGTTTTAAGTAATATGGTAGTAATTTAATGATAGATTTAATACAGTCCATGTTGCCCATGAACTTGGATATCTATAGACAAACAGATATTCAGGATGATGATACTGGTGCTATAAAAAAAGAATGGTCTTATTATTCAACAATTCCATGCTATGCAAAAAGCATTATAAGTAATTCTTCAACTTCTAGATCTGGAGATACTCAATCATTTTCCAACAAATACAAAAATGAGCAAAATATTCAAGTTCGTACCGAAAGTAAAATATCTTTAAGGCACAAGGTTTCAAACATTAAAGACAGGGACGGAAAATCAATTTGGACAGAGCAGGACTATCCATCAGAGACACCCACAGTATTTGAAGTTATTGGAAGTAGTCCTATAACAGATCCATTTGGTAGAGTAATTGGTTATAATTCTTCTCTAAAGAGATCGGAGAATCAGCAAATTGGAATCTAACGTAATGCTGCTTCAAGCAGCTTCTGGTCTTGAAAGATTAATGTATAACAAAAGCCCAAAGGGAATTATTCAAGACAGTAATATTGCACAAATTTCTGCTGCCTTATATTATCAAGCAAATGTAATTGCCAAATTAAGCAATAGCAAAAAGTTTAAAAGTACTTTTAAAAAGGTAGTGTTTAATCAAATAGAAAAAGATTTTGGGCAATACATAGATTCACAAGCAAGATCAAAGCCAAAAGCATTTCACCATGTATATGAATGGGGTAAGACTGGAAGCGCAAATGATAGATTGTTTAGTCTAACATCTTTAGATTCTGCAGGAATATCTTTTAAAGTTAATTTTAAATTTGAACCATCAAAAACATTTGTCCCTGGACCAGAAAAACAAAGAAAACACGTATTTCAAAACAAAGCGTCTGTGATGGAGTCAGGAATGGCTCTTAAAATTGCTCCACGCCATTCTGAGAGGTTAGTATTTGAATCCAATGGCGAGACAGTCTTTATGCCCAAAGGGGCTTCAGTGACCGTTAAAAGGCCAGGAGGACCTAGTGTTAAAAATCAATTTACTTTACAATATTCAAGATTTTTTAGCGGGAACCTTGTAAGCTCATCTATTAAAAAATCTGGATTTAAAGATATATTTAATTCAGCTTCAATGAAAGCATTAAAAATACCAGCAACAATTAAAACAGTTCAATATTCATTTTCTCCAAATTCAATTAGAAGCATGGCGGACTCAGCAGTAGAGATGTCATTTGGAGGGTCCTTAATATGACGGCAAATTATAAACTAGATGCAATTCTAGAAATAAGAAAATTTTTATGGTCTAAATTGGTGGCAGCTGAAATATTTGATGATAACGAATATTTTAGCGATAGCATAAACGATAAGATAGTCCCCATTGTTCCAGTCCAACAGGTATCTGAAATGGATCAATTTTTGAGTGGAAAAAAACATATAGTTTATGACAAAATTGGAACCTCATATGAGGAAAATTGGATGGTATGCTGTGAGCAGATACTCTTTACTATTTACTCCCCAGATGTTTCAGAAATCAATGAGATTAGGAATTTTATGATTGATGAATTTAGAAGGGTAGATGAGTCCGCAAGAGACGTAAATAGGTTTGCAAGCCTGTCTAATAAATTCAAATTTTTTAGCATTTTTGTAGCCGATATATCCCCAACAGAGCCATCAGAGGAAATGCAGGGTCTAATGTCTTCAGATGTCATTTTGGAAGTAAAGTATGCCAGAATGGTAGATGGGGTAGGAAGATTTCTATAAGTTGCTTTTGGTTGACTTGTTCCGTATAATTGCCTTAGAGGAAAGAAGCCTAGCCAGCTTGATTAAAAGATTTTAATATGTATATATATATAGGAGGAATAAATTAATGGCACAAAATACAGGTAATGCTAGAAATATTCTTGTTGGTGCATCTCCACTGTTTTTATCAGTAGAAGATTCAACAACATCAGGATATGTAGAAAACATGGTTCCAGGTACCGCTATATCAGGCGCAACTGGACGTAACAAGACAGTTCCAGCATTTAAAAATGGTACATCAGCAACGCCAGGACCATACGTTGCAGGTGAGTCATACACAACAACTCTTAACGGAGTAGATACAGCATCAGGTGCAACAGCAACAACAGGTGCTGCATACCGTAACGTAGGTTACACAAACAACGGTTTGCAAATTACTTACAACCCAACATACGACTCAGTGACTGTAGATCAGTTACTCGACACAGCTAAGCTGTTTAAGTCTGCTATGGAGGTTATGATTGCAACAGAAATGGCCGAAGGAACACTAGAAAACGTTCTAGTAGTTTTCGGACAAGGACAATCAACTCTTACAGAGTCAGGTAAGAAACTTGGACTTGAGGCAGGCGCACTAGGTGCAGCTCCAGTTGAGCGTCAATTAGTTGCAATTGGACAAGCTCCAACAACTGCAGAATCATCAAAAACTGAGCGTGTATATTATGCACGTCGTGTTCTTTCTGTACAACAGTCACAGTTCTCTTTGGCTCGTAACGCAGCATCAACATTTCCAGTAACATTCCGTTTGCTACCATCAGGTGCAGCGGGAGATGCAGGTTCAGAATACGGTACAATCGTAGACCGCACCTGGTTATAATTAATATAAATTAATTAATAGAGGCCCCCCATTATTTGGGGGGCTTTTTATTGCCCTTATGTTTGCTATATGTTATAATAATTTTAACTATCCAAGGAGGATAAATTGGCAACAACAGTATATGATGTAGAAGAAATTGAACTTCAAAATGGAGCAAAGGTCAAGCTAAAGCCATTGACAATTAAAGCATTGCGAAAGTTCATGGCAGAAATTAAAAAGACAGAAACTGCAGCAAATGAAGATGAAACACTTTCAATTTTAATTGCAGCAAGCGGAATTGCAATTGAGTCACAAGTACCAGAATTAGTAGCAGACAGGGATAAATTAGAAGACGCACTAGACATGCCGACAATTAATCGAATTCTTGAAGTTTGCGGAGGAATTAAACTTGACGACCCAAACCTGGAAGCGGCACGAGCTCTAGTTGGTCAGAACTCGATTTAGCCGCTCTCTTAGGGGAAGTTTTTCTTTTAGGTAATTGGAAAAATTACGAAGAACTAGAAGAAAATCTTTCAATGCCAGAAATAATTCAAACCTTTAAATCTATGCACAAAACGGAAGATGAAAAAAGAAAGTTTTTAGCATCTTTGCAAGGAGTTAACTTAAACGAAAGCTCCGTAGAAGAAAGCAATAGTTTTGAGGATATAAAAAGAAAGGCTCTGGGTATACAGGAAAGTGCAGACGACGTAGTCTCACTACAAGGAAGTTATGCTGCTGAAGCAGGCTTTGGAATTGGCGCAGGCTTAGGATACTCAAGGGTGTAAAATAATATAGATGGCTGAAGATCAGATAGTAACCAGAATAGTCGCTACGGCAGACTTTTCAAACCTTATTGTAGACTTGAACAAGGTTTCTTCAGCCTTAACTAATTTACAGACAAAGCTAAACGCAACAAACAAAAACCTCTCAGCGCAAGCGGCGGTAATGAACCGTTCCTTTGCAGAAACAATGAGAAGCACTGGGCAATTTTCTACCCACTTCGTAAACCTTCAATCTGATGTAGAGAAATTTGGATCTCAATTAGATAAAGGTCAAATAAAATTAAGACAATTCTTTCAAGTATATCAAGGACATGTAAAAACAAATAGCGGAATTGTAAGACAGTTAGCTGCTCAACAAGTACAATTACAAAATGCCATATTGCAACCACTAGGAAAAAACTCTGAAGGATTAATGCAATACAATGTTCATATTCCAACAGGATTAGACAAAGTAAAAAACAGAACAGCTTTAGCAAGACAAGAGTTGCAAATTATGAACAGAGTAATTCAAGAAGGAGCAAACTCTTTAATTAACTGGGGTAAGAACACCCAGTGGGCAGGACGTCAGTTAACAGTAGGCTTAACTATACCCCTTGCAGCATTTGGAAAAGCTTCAGCAGATGCATTTAGAACTGCAGATCAAGAATTAACTAGATTAACTAAAGTTTATGGAGGACTAACTGCTAAATCTTCTTTAGAGTTAGCAAAAATAAGAGCAGATGTTTCAGCAACGGCATCAGAGTTGGCAAAAGGATATGGAGCATCATTTAAAGAAACTCTAGGCTTAGCAGCGGACATTGCTGCAACTGGAAAAGAAGGAGACGATCTTTTAGGATCTATTAAAGAAACAACTCGTCTTGCAGTTCTTGGTGAAGTTGATAGACAAGATGCAATGAAAGCTACACTTGCAATTCAGTCAGCTTTTAAACAAAACACAGATGAGTTAGCAGAATCAATTAACTTTTTAAACGCAGTTGAAAACCAGACATCAACAACTCTTGGAGATTTAGTAGAAGCAATTCCTAAAGCGGGACCAGTAATAAAAGGTCTAGGAGGAAGTGTTCAAGATCTTGCTTTGTATTTAACAGCAATGAGAGAAGGCGGAATTAATGCAACAGAAGGAGCAAATGCTCTTAAGTCTGCACTAGCTTCTTTAATTAACCCAACAGATGTAGCTATTGCTAAATTTGCAGATTTTGGAATTAACTTAAAAGCAATTGTAAATGATAATGCTGGAAACGTTACTGCTACGCTTTTGGATTTACAAGCAGGATTAGATAATCTAAATCCTTTACAAAAATCTCAAGCAATTGAGCAGCTGTTTGGAAAATTCCAGTTTGCAAGAATTAGTGCTTTGTTTGAAAACTTAGGAAAACAAGGAAGTCAAACTTTAGAGGTAATGGATTTAATGAAAGCAAGCTCTCAAGATCTAGCTAACATTGCTGGACGAGAATTAGCAATGGTTACAGAATCTGCTTCTGGAAAATACAAGAGAGCTTTAGAATCACTTAAAGCAGAACTTGCTGGCGTAGGAGAACAGTTTTTAACAATTAATACTCACTTAATAAATATTGTTAGTGGAATTTTAAAGTTTATAGATAAACTACCCGCTCCATTAAAATCATTATTGGCTTTCTTTGGAGGACTGACAGCAGTTGCAGGACCTCTGATTATGTTAACTGGTGTACTTGCAAACTTCTTTGGATACATAATAAAAGGAGCTTCTCAGTTTAGAGCGTTATTTAAAGGTGGTGCTGGATGGAAACTTCTTACACCAGACATCCTTGCTGCAAATAAAGCAGGAGCTTTAGTAGAGGCTACCTTCTACAGTGATGCAAAAGCAGCAGACATTCTTCAACAATCTATAACTAGACTTTCTGCCTCTTACAATAAACTTGCAGCAGATGCCAATAGTGCAATTATAGCTACAAATCCAGGCGTATCAACAATGGCAGGAAATTCTGTTATTGCAGCAGGCGGAAGATCAGTAAATCCTAATAGCCCTTACATTGGAGCAATTGGAACAAGAGCTGCAGCACACCACAACCCAGTTTCTGCAATGAACAAAGACCAAAAAAATAGTCAAACAATTCACTCATTTACACCACAACCAATTCCTGTAAATCAAAAAATAGGTGCTGTTCCTCAAATATTTTCAACAGGAAATTTGCCAGAGTACGAAGGATTAACTACATCAAGAGGAGTATCAACTGGAATAGTTGCTGGAGAAGCAGCTAAGTGGCACGCATTAATGGGAACTTTGTCTATGATGTCAAAAAGAGAGGTTGCTGATTTAAAGAAAGAAATTGCTAGAACTGGCACATTTAGCGCAGATATAAATAAAACATTTGGACAGTTGCTTCCAGCAATGACTCAGTTAACAACAAATGCTGCAAGCCAATCAGCAGCAGTAGTAGCTCAATTAAAAGCAGGAAAAATTAATCTTGACGCTGCTCGTGCAAAAATAATTGCTATTAATGCTGAGCTAGAAATGTTAATGTCTCAAACAACTTCTCAGATGGCTGCTAGTATGGGTAAAACTGCAAACTTAACACAAGTTCCTTTGATAAATCAACCAGTTGTCAGCCCCAAAGGTAAAGCCAATATTAAAGAAATTTTTAGAGCAAAGAGACCTTCTGCTCAAATAATTGATAAAATTGCCAGAGCTCTCGGAGTAAGAACTTATGGAGCAGGTTATTCTACTGAAACAACTATTCCTAAAATGAATACTGGCGGAATTGTTCCTGGAACTGGAAACACAGATACTTATCACACTACTCTACCAGCAGGAGCTTTTGTTGTAAACAAACAAGCTACAGCAGAAAATATGGATATTCTTGGGCCAATGATGGGAATGAATAAGGGCGGAGAAGTTCCAGTAGTACTTACTCCTGGAGAAGCAGTAATTGAACCCTACACAGCCCAAAAGAATATAAAAACACTATATGATATAAACGGTCCAGGGGTTGGCGGAAACCAATTAAATTCAGGAGGACAGTTCTTGCCAGCAACAATGCTTTGGCAAGGAAGCAAGATGAATGCTATTCTTGCACACCCAGATCAAGATGGAAGAAGAGCTAGCCTAAACCTTCCACCAGGAGATACAATACCTGGAAAAATGTTTGCAGATGACTTTATGCAAATGCGTAAAAAGGGAATGCACCCAGGAGGGCTTCTGTATCAAATTGGAACAAATTTAGGATACGATAAAAAAAGTTTACAATTTGCCATAAACCCTATGGAAAAAGAAGTAAGAGAGACTTTAATGAAGTCTGGAAACATAACTCCAAAACAATATGATCAAATTGTTTCAGGAATTATTCATAAACATATCAGTAAAGTAAAAAGATTTAGCCCAGCAAAAGGAAGACCAGTTTCTTTCTTAGAAGAAATAATGTCATTAGGATTTCAAAGAAATGAAAAAAATAAAGGTGTTAAAAAAGGCAGTGTTAGAAATGTTGGATTTGACGGACAAAAAGTACCACAACCATTTATTTCAACTGGTGGGGGAATACCTCAATCAATGGCAAGGTCACATTATGAAAAAATGCAGGAGCTTTACCCAGAGTCACAAAGAAAACCATCTCCAGCTTTTGGAGTTGGCAAAACACTAAAATCAGTATTTGGTGCAGAAAGAGGACACGTTGCAGCGGGACTTCCATTTGGTGGAATGAACTTTAATCCTGCCGTAAGAGGAATAAGTCCAAATAATTATTCAATGCCATCACACGGAAGAAAAGCATTTTTAGGAATGCCATTAAAGAAATTAGCACAAGGATGGGCTAACCCAAGATACATAGGTCCTGACCCACGCTCAGAAGCATTGACCAGAAAATGGAAAATGGGATACAACAGGGGTGGCATGGTCGGTGGCTTGCAGGCTTCTCCTAGAGGATATAATGCTGGCGGAATGATTGCACAAATGGCACTTGGAATGGCTGGATCTCAAATGCTTGGAGGCATGGGCCAGAACATAGGTGGTGATGTTGGCGGAATGATGGGAAGCATGGCTGGATTTATGCTTCCAGGAATGCTTATGGGCGGAGCGGGAGCAGCCAGATCAAAGATAGCGCCAGGATCCGATGAAGCATACGAAAAATATGCAGGTAAATTAGATAAAGCGTATAGAGCAAATAATAAATATGCATTGTCTCTAGCAAATTCAGCAGCACAAGGGTCTAAAGTTTCTAGAGTACTTATGGGTCTTGTTGGTGGAATAACTAAAACAAATTTAGTTTTAGGTGTAGGAACAGCAGTAGTATATGGAGCTTATAAAGCATATAAGAAACACGAAGAGGGTCTAAGACTAAATGCTTTATCTTATGGTTTAACTGGAGAGGCAGCTAAAAAAGCTGGATTAAATATAACAGAATACAAGACTTCATTGAAAGATTCTATGTCTATTCTAAAAGATACTATTGAAAGAAATCAAATGCTTTACGACAGCATGAACTCTGCTGGAATTCCAATAAAGATGACTATTGAAGAGTATAGGAAATTAAAAGAAGAAGTTAAAAGCAGCATGGCTGATTCTATTGCAGCAATTAATAAAATGAAAGAATCAGACCTGAAAGATTATGCAGAAAGATTAAAAACCCAAATGATTGCAGGCGGTATGGCAGCAGAAGAAGCTACTAAAAAAATATATGCTGCTTTTGCAATGTCTGAAAAATTTGCTTTGGCAGGATCTAGCACTGTTGGAAATTCTTACTTTAATGATATTAAAGATGCAGCAACCGCAGCCACAGAAGCCTTTAAAGTTTTAAATGAAGTTTTTGGTTCAGAAGATCTTGCAAGTCAAAGAAATGCACTAACAACAGCATTTGCTGCTGCGAATGCAGCAGTAGAAGAATCAATATCAAACAGTAAAGATAAGCTATCTCTGATTCAAGCTGAAAAAATAGTATCTGACAATATATCTAAAAATGTCAGTTTTCGAAAAGGAATTACTTCGGATATATTAAAAGATGCAATAAGCCAAAATAAAGAAGCAGAAAAATTTCTTTCATTACAAGACACAGGTCTTAGCATGTGGCAAAAAATAAGATTGCAAGCTCAAGGATATACAGGAGATTTAAATAAAGGTGCAGCAGCAACAAATGCACTATTTACTTTAAGAGCAATGATTTCAGAAGATGTTGCCAGAGATTCAATTGCTGAGGGTGGAGCTTTATTTGGACTTAATCAGAGTCTCATCGAATTAGAAAAAAGAAAAGCGCAAGCAGCGGCTTCTTCTAAAGGACAAAGCGCAAAAGCTCAAATTGATTCAAGAAAAGCAATTGAAGCTATTGATGAAAAAATTAGAAAAATTAAAGAAGAGGCTGATGCTAGAAGAAAAGCTTTATCTAATCAACAAAAAGATGAAAACTTCTTAACGGCAATAAAGAAAAAGCAACTAGAATACCAAGATGCATTAGCCGCTGGAGATATGTCTAAAGCAGCAATGGCTCAGCTTGACATAAAGTCACTTAATAAAGAAAAACAAACAGACGTTGCAGTGTCTGCTATTGACAGTAAAGAGTCTGCTGATATTAAGGTTCTGGAAGAACAAAAGAAAAGAATAAGTGACTCTAACCAAAAAATTGCTGATAGCGCTTCTCTTGCTGGAAATAATTTAGGAAGATTCGATAAACAAATTGATGAAACAAAATTAACAATGTCTAAATGGCAAACAGCGCTTTCAAATTTCTTTTTATACGATATGGATCCAAAAAATAAATCTAAAGGAACCTCGCTTCCTGGTGCCCAGTTAGTGGATGCTGCTAAAAGTATACCTGGATTTGTTATGCCAAGTCCTACCGATAGAGGAAGAACAAAAACTACAACTGAAATAGCCAGAGAGATATCAGATAAATACGCAGAGTCTCTTAAAGATATTAAAGCTGATAGTGTTTATATTACTGCTGCAAAAATTGTAGAGGATTCAACTAATAGAAAAACAGATACTTCTATTTTAGGAAAAATTAAAACAGGGTTAGGCAAAGCTCTTACTGGATTTGTATTAGGAGGAACAGCCTACGGAAACATGGCATCTGGATCAAAGCCAAAAATGGCAACTGGCGGTTTGGTTAAAATGATGAATTCAGGAGGGCCAGTAATAAATACCGTTCCTAAATACAATAGGGGAGGAATTGTTAATAGTTCAAATAGCTCATCATCTTCTTCGGTAAGAATTGAAACCCTATCAATAAACTATCCAACAGCACCAACCAATGCAAAAGAGTTCTTTGCTCAAGTTGAAGAGATAGCAAGACAAAAAGGAATTAAAGTACTAGCAGGGGGGAGGTCAGTATAATGACAGCAATGGTATTGCCAGTTGGCTCTTTGTTAAAACTTAACTCAACAATAAATTTATCTGAGCATAATAGACAACCCGTATCTTTAAACAAGATAAGAATTGAAAAAACTCAAAGAATGGCAAATGGAACAATGCGTAAATTTTTTGTTTCAGAAAAAGAAAGCATAAATGTTTCCTGGTCCATGCTTCCTTCTCATTCAACAATGACTGTAGACGGAGGTTATGGAGCGGTAGACATAAAGTCTTTCTATGACGGCACCGCAGCAAAAGCTTCTGGTTCTTTATCTGGAAGATCTACTTTTGATCTATCCATAGTGTATGGCGGAACCACAAAAACAATGGAAATGATATTTACCGCATGTTCTTTTGAAATAGTAAAAAGAAACGTAAAAGAAAATTCAACAGATACTCCTCAAGAATTCTGGAACGTATCTCTTACAATGGAACAGGTATAATGATAGATTCAAATAAAACCAGTTTGCTTAATTTATTTAAGCAGCAAAAATCAGTAACTTCAGATGCTGGTTTGGTTATAGAGTACAACATGAATTCCATGATTGATGGAATAACTGTTTCTTCAGCAACGGCAGATTCTTCATATACTTCTCAAATTTCTGATTGGCCTTCAGGAAAACCAAACCCTTATAAAAAATTGTTTCCCGTAGATTCTATAATAAAGCCATTTAGACCGTTAGAGTCAGGTATAAAGTATTATGTTTTTTCATCCGTAGATACGCCAGCGAATAGTTTTTCAAAGTATAGAACAGTTCAATATCCCTCAACTCAGCCAAGAATATATATTCCTGGAGAAAAAACTGAATATAAATATTGGCTGGGAGCAAAAAATACTAACATTGATCTAACTGTAAAGTATAAGCAAGACACGGTTATTGAAGGAAACAAAAATGCTTTATCAAATAAAATTGTAATTAGATTTGAAAAAAATCATTTTCTTCCCACTAACTACTCCTTATTAATTACTAAGTCCGACAACACAACTCAGTCAGTTGGGCCATTTACTACACCGACAGACGGAAATATCGTATTAAACTATAATGGAACTTCTTGGGTAAACACGGCTTTGGTAGAGCCAATAACTTACTCAACTCCAATTTCTATTAAATCAATTAAACTTACTGCAACAAATTCAAATCTTGGAGGAATGATTGGGGTAATTGAATTGTCAGCAAGATGGGTAAAGGACATATCCTCAGATTTAGTTGACTTTGATATTAGCAAAGAATCTTCATCTTCTTCCACGGACGTACTCCCAGTAGGATTTGTTACTGCAAACAGCATGTCGGCAAATATTGCTAAATATAATCAGGTAACATCTCAAATAGTTTCTTATGTTAGAGATTCCGTTGAGTTTGATAGCTCATTGCTGTATCTAGTAAAAAATGCTGAGTTGCGCCCATTCTTTAATGTGTACCATAGCAACGCAACAACCGTTGCTGGTTCTTACGACAAAGTATCCCAAGGGTTCTATTATATTAACGATTTTAATATAGATGAGTATGGAAGTGCAGCAATATTTTCTTTAGATGGCTCTAAGTATTTAATGGAAACCGTATGCCCAGATATTGTGTGTGAATTCTATCCTGTAACTGCAATTATTAGAAGACTTCTAGACTCAATAGGTTTTGCTAGCTACAGATTTAATTTAAATACAACA